GAACATAGCCTACTGCTTCGCAGAGAAAAAAGGATTTAGTAAGTTTGGAAGCTACACAGGAAATGGAAGTACAAATGGAACATTTGTTTATACAGGATTTAAACCTGCGTTTTTAATAGCTAAAAGAACTAATGCAGCAAGTAGTTGGGGAATGTGGGATAGTAAAAGAGATCCAACAAATCAAATGAGTAAAGCTTTATTTCCTGATCTTTCAAATGCGGAAGGTACAGATTATTATATTGATTTTTTAAGTAATGGTTTCAAATGGAGATTAAGTGGAAGTGGAGAAAATGGTTCTGGCTCAACATACATCTACATGGCATTTGGTCAATCGATAGTAGGAAGTAATAACATTCCAGCAACAGCGAGGTAACCTCGCATGTACTTCGGTGCTACACCCTTTTCAGCAGCAGCCTTTTCTGATGTAGGATTTAATCCTAATGCTTTTGCAAGCGCTATTGGAACTCAATTAAATGCAAGCACAGGATCTTTAACTTTATCTGGTAAAGCTAACGTATTAACTACAGGCAATAGAGTTAATATATCTATTGGTAATTTAACTTTTATTGAAGGAACTGGTGTAGTTGTAACTTTAGATTCTAATCAATTAAATGTTTCAATAGGTGACACTACAATTGTAGGTGAAGCTATATTTAGTTTAACAGGAAGTAGAGTTAATATTTCTACTGGAAATGTTACACTTGCTTCTAAATATTCAGTATCAGGAAACAGACTAAACACAAGCACAGGAAGTCCGACTATAGTTGGTAAAGCAGTTGTTCAACCAACAGGATCACAATTAAATACAGCTATAGGTAATGTAACTATATTAGGTAAAGCTAATGTAAATGTGAATGGTAGTAGAGTAAATGTATCTATAGGAAACCCAACATTAGTAGCTAACGCTACTGTTATTTTATCAGGAAATAGATTAAATATATCAACCAGCGATGTAACAACTTTAGCAAAAGCTAGAACAATACCTACTGGAAGCAGACTCAACATTGCTAACTCTAATGTAGAGTTTAGAATTTGGGATGGTGTAGTTACAGGCGCAAATCAAACATGGATACCTTTATAATATGTTATTCGGAGCAACACCTTTTGCAACAACAACTTTCGCTGGAGTCGGAGCTCAAAGCGTAATAGCAGTAATTGCAGGAAATAGGTTAAATATATCAATAGGAGCAGCTACAGCTGGTCCTAGAACAACAGCAGAAGTACCAAACGGATCTAGATTAAATCTTGCAATTGGTAGTGTTTCTGTGGTATCTTGGCGAAAAGTGGATCCGAATGCTACAGGAAACTGGATAGAAATCAACCCACTTAACCCATAGGAGAAAAATGGCATCAACGTATTCAAGTAATTTAAATTTAGAATTAATTACTACAGGTGAAAAAGCAGGTACTTGGGGAACAATTACCAACACAAATTTACAACAATTAGAACAAGCTTCATCAGGATATATATCTATTTCTGTTGCATCAGCTGATGTAACTTTATCTATAGCACAGGGTGCCGTATCAAATGGTAAAAATTTATATTTAAAATTAACTGGTACTCTTGCTACTAATAGAAATCTTATTGTGCCAGATAGTTTTGAAAGAGTATATGTTGTAGAAGACGCTACTAACAGGACATCAAATAGTTATACATTAACTGTAAAAACAGCATCTGGAACAGGAATAGTATTACCATCAGGATCAACTTCAATACTATATTCAGATGGAACTAATATTAATAAAGGTATTTTAAGCAAAGGATATTACACAGTTCCTGCAGCATACACAGCTTTAGATGGTGATCAATTATTTATTAATACATCAGCAACAGGTGTAAACGCAGCGTTGACCGTGACTTTACCTGCATCACCTGCAGTAGGGTCAGAAGTAACATTTATAGATAGCGGAAACTTTCTTAGTTCTAACAATTTAACAATAGGCCGAAACGGTTCAAATATATTAGGAGCAGCCTCTGATTTAGTTGTTAACACAGACTCAGTCGCTTTTACTTTAGTATTTGCAAATGCAGTAAGAGGCTGGGTCTATAAAGATAAAATATAGGAGCGTGAAACGTGGCTCTTAAACAAGTCAAATTTTTACCTGGAATAGATAAACAAAATACAACTGTTGGAGCAACAGCTCGTTGGATAGACTCTGATAATGTAAGATTTAGATATGGACTGCCTGAAAAAGTAGGTGGTTGGTCTTCTCTTGTAGCAAACACCATAGTAGGTGTTGCTAGAAAAACACACGCATTTGTTGATCTTGATGGTAATAGATATGTTGCTATTGGAACAGACAAATTTTTGTTATTATATTTTGAAGGTAGGTTTTATGATATTACACCACTTAAAACTACGTTAACTTCTGCAACAATTGCAACGACAAATAATTCACCTACATGTACAATCACAAAAAATTCTCATGGGATAGGTATTGGAGATATTGTACAATTAGATAATGTTACACTACCTGGTGGTACAGGATTTAGTGCATCTGATTTTGAAGATAAAAATTTTCAAGTTATAAGTTCTTCTACAAATACATTTACAATTAATCAGTCAAGTAATGCTACCGCAACAGTATCAACTGGTGGTAGTTTAAGTATAAAACCATATGAACCAGTTGGACCGGCAGAACAAACATATGGATATGGTTGGGGTTTAGAATCTTGGGGCACAGGTAATTGGGGTGAAGCAGCATCAGCACAAAATATTACACTAGAACCTGGACTATGGTCTTTAGATAATTTTGGTCAAGTCTTAATTGCAACAGTTGCAAATGGTAAAACATTTACATGGAATGGTGGAGCAGCGTCTCCATTAAATAACAGAGCATCTACAACAACATCTAATTTTTCAACGGGTAATAATCCAACAAGAACAAGAATAAGTTTAATATCACCTACTACTAGACACTTAATACATTTAGGAACAGAAACAACTATTGGTGATTCAACAACACAAGATGATATGTTTATTAGATTTTCAGAACAAGAAAACATAGACTCATATGCAACTTCTGCTGTAAACACTGCAGGATCACAAAGACTACAAGATGGTACAAAAATTATTGGTGCACTAAAAGCTAAAGAAACTATTCTTGTTTGGACTGATAATGCTTTGTACACTATGAAGTTTGTAGGTGCGCCATTTACATTTGGATTTGAACAGGTTGGTACAAACTGTGGATTGATTGGTAAGAATGCAGCTGTTGAAATAGATGGTGTTGCTTATTGGATGTCACCAAAAGGTTTCTTTTTATTTGATGGTACAGTTAAAACATTACCTTGTTCTGTAGAGGATTATGTATTTGATGACATTGACACAACAAAAGGCCAACAAGTAAATGCAGGATTAAATAATTTATTTACAGAAGTTGTTTGGTATTATCCAACATCATCATCTAGTTTTAACGATAGATATGTAGTATTTAATTATGGAGAAAGTGGTCAACAAGGACCTGTTTGGTATACAGGGTCAGAGGCTAGAACTACTTGGATAGATGCAACTGTTTATCAAAAACCTTTTGCTACAAAATATGTATCCAATGCAAATGGTAGTTTTCCTGCTGTTGTTGGACAAACTGGTTTAGGACAAACAACACTATTTGAACATGAAGTAGGAACTGATCAAATTAATGCAGACGGATCTACAACAACCGTTTCATCATTTATACAATCTTTTGATTTTGATATTAAAGCAGATAACTCAGACGGTGAATTTTTTCTATCTATGAAAAGATTTATACCTGATTTTAAAAACTTACAAGGTAATGCCAAAGTTACAATGTCAATAAAAAGGTTTCCTGCTCAATCTAGTTCAGCAACAGCTTTAAGCCCTTTTACAGTAACAACAAGTAGTCTTAAATTTGATACAAGAGCAAGAGGTAGATATGCAAATATTAAAATAGAAAATGATGCTGTTAGTGAAAAGTGGAGATTTGGTACAATTAATTTAGATTTAAGAGCAGACGGTAGAAGATAATGGCTAAAATAGTAGTAAGAATACCAGAACCAAAACAAGAATATGATTTTTCTAACCAAAAACAAATT